AGGAATTGGCGGAGGACATCAACAAGCTGATGCCATGAATACTAATGGCGGAACATATGACCGCATATGGATACAGGCTCCTGCGAGCGGAGTTAACGGGAAGGTTGGTCTCCTCAAGCTATCCAACTTGTACACAAAAGGAGGAACTTGTTTGCTATCGAAAATGACAATTGGCACAATGGAAATCCTACTTAACGAGGTTGGCATGGGTGACGGGTTTGCAACTAAAGAGTTTACTATCGCTACCAATGTGACAGGGGCTAACATCACGACAGAGGATAACGTTGAGGTAACTATTGCCGAGCCAGCCACCGCTGGTCATTAGGCGAGTGAGTATAGTAAGACACCTATCAGCGTTACTATAGATGCTAAAATTGCTAACTGGATTAGACAGTTCCACATTGTCTGAGCATCTCGCTATTCTGAATCGAGGAGTTTCATCCCTAATGCAATGATACCGCCTGTGCATCCTGTCACAACAGCGATGTATTCCTCTGTCCTGAATATGGACATACACGAAATAACACCTAGTACCAATATGGATAATAGGATTTGTGGTCTTAGTCTCTTAAGCATAATCTACTCCCTTATATGTTTAGCAGCATAGGTAATGCTACTTTTTCTAATCTCTTTGACGCTAGTTCTAAATACTCGCTACTAATATCAGTGCCAATAGCTTTCCTCCCTAGTCTCTGTGCTACTGCTAGAGTTGTTCCTGATCCTACGAATGGATCAAGCACTGTTCCTCCTAATGGACTGCCTGCAAGTATACACGGTTCGACAAGTTTCTCTGGAAATGTAGCAAAGTGTGCATCTGGATATGGATGAGTATTAACTGTCCACACGCTACGCTTGTTTCTACCTAGAGGATGATTGAGAGGTGTTCCATCTGCTTTAAGAGAACCACTGTGTCCTTGGAATCCTGTACCTGATCCACCATAAACCTTGTCTTTATATTTCTGTGCCTCTCTTACCATTCCTGATGGTCTAGGTTTAGATTCTTCATGTGTGTGTGGCTCCCTTATTGCATCAGCATCATAGTAGTAGGTAGGACTCTTGGTTAACAGGAAGATATACTCGTGTGATTTGGTTGGTCTATCCTTCACGGATTCAGGCATTGGGTTAGGCTTATTCCATATGATATCTGAACGTAGATACCACCCATCTGCACGTAGAGCAAAGGCAACCATCCAAGGGATACCAGCTAGGTCTTTATCTTTCATAACAGGATGCAGTCTTTGATCAGGTCTTTTCCCATTCATTGGTTCATTTCGAGATTTACCTGAGATAGTCTGTGCACCACTTGAGTAACGTCCTTTACCAGAAACATAGGAGTCTCCTAAGTTTAACCAAACAGTTCCAGAAGATTTAAGCACCCGTTTGATTTCACGGAATACATTGACCATATTCTCTACATACTTCTCAGGTGTGCTTTCTAATCCTATCTGTTCATCGACTCCATAATCTCTCAATCCCCAGTAGGGTGGGCTGGTTACTACACAGTCAATACTCTCATCATCAACTGGCAATTCAGATGCGTTGGACTGATGCAATTGCACATGTTCATTATCAAAAACTTTCAATCTCTGCCTCTCCCAAATGTTATATCTCTAGTCATTGTTGCAACTCCAGTAACAGAATTGATTCTCAATGCTTTGATATCTTCTGGTGTATTGGAGAATATTTTTACAGCACGACACCTCTTGCATCGACCTTTGCTTTTAGGTTCCGTTGCTAAATCTATGATCCAGTGATGGATACAATCAGTCTCCATTACCCTGTCTTTTCTGCCGAATTATCTTCCAGATGAGTACGCCAATTGTGATACTTCCTGTTGCGACCAGAAGATTCTTCAGCGAAATTTCTTCGTCCAATAAATTTCTAACAGTATATCTTAGATTTTCCATCATTCAACCTTTGTGTATTCATAAATGATTTTCTCTCCCTCAATAGGATCGAGTTCATAGTATGGTTCTATAGTTAATTTATCTGCTGCATCATCTACAATGATTCGTTCTTTAGCTGCATCTATTGATGCTTTAACACCTGCAACCAAGTTATCTAAATCCCATCCACTGCCACGCTTTTTCTTAGCTATGAATGTTAGTTTCAGATGTGCTTTCTGCCACGGTTCATCTGGACGTAGTGTCCAATGAATCTGGTTGTAATATGCAAGGAACTCATTTGCTTGATCCTGCTTGAGTTTGCCAACATACTTCCGATCTATAGGCATTTTGTTAGGTGTCAGTTTCCTCACGTTATTAAAGCTAGGAACAACGATTATTATTTTAGTAACTTCATCCATGATTATTCCTTAGGTACTTCTTCTATAAGTCGTGCGCCCATCTTAGTAAGTTCTTCAACAATCCCATTGCTTGACCTGCTGTATGTAACGTCAACCATTCTTGTTTCATCATCTAAGGTAAGAACACTACTATTACTTACAGTATTCTCTATGACTTGTACAGCTACTGTTACTTCTTTGATTATAGAAATATTAGAAGCAAGTGTTTCAAGATCAGTTGCTCCATGAGTATCTACAAGTTCTCTTACTAACTCACCCATTGATAATGCTTTTAGAAATTCATCATCAGCCTGACCAAGTTGCATCTTCTCCCAATGAACTGAATGTATTACTTCCTCATAGTATCCTTCAGACTCATTCAGCTTTTCTTCATTAACAAAATTAACAGTGAATCCTCTAGGAGACTGAGGTGGATTCTCATTAGCTTTACGATGATAGAGAACGAGTTGTATTTTTCCCGTCAACTCCTCTTGCTTCTTGCGAATCTCGTACACCATTCGACTACGATTATATTTAAATGCTGATCCATATATTGCTGGTTTCCCAGTTGTTTCAGCACTACGATTAGCGTGATCTAATATTAAACTAGTAACGTTCAATGAATCTAAAGCTGAGTAGAATTGTTCAATCACCATAGGATCAATACTGTTGCCACCCAATGCTGGATTCATCGAATCAAATACTATATAGGAAATGTTATTGTCTTTACATATCTTTGAAATAACTTCATAGGATTGTACGAAACTTCCGTACATTTTCTTCCATAAAATCCCAGACTTGGTAGGTTCTTCTATCCCTAAACCCCTCTGCAACGCTATGATCCGCCTCATAAAGACGTTCTGATTTTGCTCCCAATCTAGATATAAAGCGTTACTAGGTCTAGCTTTCAAAGAGAATCTCTCAAGACCTTTATCACATAAGATACAGGTAAGCTGTGCAAAATAACTTTTGAAACTACCACCTTGTGCCCATAAATGATTTGGCAATCCTTGAATTATTAATGGCTTGACATGCCATATATCTCCAACTGCCACATTCATATTCTCTAGAGTAACTACACTTTCTCCTTCTCGATGCTTACTGAGAATGTGTGCAAATGATTCTGTCACAATTTCATCAAAGCTAAATGCTCTTAATGATTTATCATCTACTGCATGTTCAAGTGATTGTATGAACGCATCTTTGCTACGATCATCCAGTAGTGATGGACGTGACCATAGCACTCTTTCTTTTCTGATTCCGTGATGTGTAGCTATATCCATTTGTACAGTTATTTCTGCTGTAACTTTTTCTGGACTCTCTACTATTCTTTCTGCTCTTAAATAAACTCCGACATCATTGAATGACACATCAATGATTGTGCCTAGTTTTGTAACTACAGGTTGATTCAAATTCTTCTCCTCCTCCTCGATCTTCGTGCTACTCCATTACCATTACCTTCATTGGTATCTGAATCCTGATTTGTTTTACTTGCGTATGCAGAAATTTTATTTCCTAGCAGTCTCAAATCTTCACGGATTTCAGAAGTAGCAGTATCAATTGCATCTCTAAAATTATTATTAGGAACATACATCTTACAACAGAATACTGGTGAAACTGAAATATCCCCCCATTTACAACCATTCAAATCCCTGCATACGGGATCGTCATAAGCCATTGTCTGCCTCCTTCATTGCTTTCTTTGTTAACCACTTTGTGAGATGGGATGACCACTCCTCAATTGCAACTTGATTCTCTACAGAAGAAAGAAACAATTCCTTTTGCCATTCTATATCTCTACATTCTTTCAATGACAACGGATTATCTTGTGCGCTCTTAGGAAGTTTGAGTACTTGTGCTCTGATACCTGTACTCAAAATCCCTGATAGTATGTGCTCCATAGCCAATGTGTAAGCACATAATTGTAAAGCATTCTCTGGTCTTATCTTAGAACTGCTTTTGTAATCTATCAGGAATAGCTGTTGTCTACCGTCATCATATTCTTTATAGCCAATCAGATCACATGTGCCAGCAAATCGTGCGTGTGTTTCAGGATTGTAGTAATAAAGTTTCTGTTCTGCAGCCATAACTTTAAGACCACTGTTTGCTATCCAGTCAAACCAGGAATCAGTTGCGTATCTAAATTCCTGATCAACTGGATATGAAGTATCGTAAGTTAACTCCTCTATATATTTGTGCATTGCAGTACCCCATGGTGCTGCTTGACTCCTGAGGTGATCAACGAAATCAGTAACAGGGAATAGTCTATCAAGCACACTGGATACTCTAGGCATTGCTCTATGTTCTTCTGGTATTGTTTTATCATCCACATAATAGTGGGAGTTCTCAACTAGAGATACTCTTTCGTGGATTTCATTTAGCCTATCTTTAATCAATTGAATGTTCAGAACTATCCTCCTTTTCTTTCCGCTCTTTTTTCATCTGCTTTCTGCATCAGACTTTTAAGTTTGAGTGCCTTGACTGGTTTCTTCTTACCTGATGGCAAGATAGATTGGTAGTTTGTACCTCTTCGATTCTTTCTACCAATCTCTTTCTGGTAATTGCGTTTCACTTTTTTCTTTTTACCTTCCCAAAGTGGATCAATGCCATTGTTGTTCCGCCTCACTTGTTTCATAGCCTTATGGTATTTAGCTATCAGTTTGTGCGCCTGTGCTCTGGTAGTATTAGGATCAGCCACCATTGATACATCAATTACCTTCCCCGTTTCAGGTGATTGATACTTGAATGTGATAATTTTTATGCCCCCCAATTCGTCAAGTATGAAGTTGGAGTCTATTTTATTAGGGTCTGCTTTGGTTGTAACAGCATCTTCTCTATATTTAATCGAGTACCCTTCTTCGATTAATGATGCTTGGCTTGACGAGCGTTCAGCTAATCTCTTTGACGCTGAATTTAAATAGTCTTTCATCCATTTGTTATTTCTATCTTCAAGAGATTTTACAGATTCCTGATTCATTTTACTAAGCACTTCACCGTAACGCTGTTTGAACCCAAACAAATCTCCATCATCCCAAGTCCTGATAGCAAGCATATTTAGGTCAGCTTTTTTTGCTGCTAATTCTGGGTCTTTATATTTAGCAAGCAGTTCAAGAAATGTATTTTGTCTTGACTTAATATATATTTGACTCTCTTCATAATAAACATAACGCTCTTCATAATTCATTTCATAATATGCTTTCTTCATTCTTTAACTTCACCGATACTTCATTCGCAATGTCGCTCAAGTTAGACCAGATTATCTGATAGTGTTCTTTGCTTGGATTATCTGTAAGAGGTTCGTCATTATAAAAATTCACCCACGCAAAATGAACAATAAATAAATACACGTCATTTTTGTAGAATCTAGGTGTTGCTTTTGTAAGTGAATCATCTGTGGATACATTGAATCTCAACCATCTTCTAGGATCATGTTCATACATCCATGCGTTATGTTTTCCATCAACTAATCCTTCCCAAAACTCTTTACTTTTATCCTCATCATACAGATCGTATAGAGTTTTCAATGTTGCAATAACACTGGCGGGTATTGACAGTAAATCCTTCTTTGCTTTTGCGTAATTGATTGATGACTGCAAGTTAGGAAATAACTCATCAATCCTGTCTGCATCTAATGCTCCCACTGAAACCCGTTGCTTTCCAAACTTATTATGAAGTAGCCTGAACAACATCCTTATGCTTGGTGCTCTTACACCAGTTGAGTCTCTGCCTTTCACATGCAAGTTGTTAGCTAATGTTCTCTTTGCTCCTTGATCTATAAAAATATAATCAGATGCGTCATAACCATAGATGCAAAGAAACGGTTGTGGTTTATCAGTAGCTATTACAGTTTGAAGTCTATGGTGTCCATCTAGCAATTCGTTATTACGAGTGAACAGAATAGGATCGAGCAGTGCAGAGAAGTATTCTTTCTGATTCATGTCTCTGCTCAACCTATCTACCATATGGGTGTTGACTGGTCTGTTTCCAATGCTTGATGCCAACATAACTTCTGCATCATTACGATCAATCCATTTCAGCCACCCATTCAGATCACGGTATGTATCGGTTCCATACCTGTCTGTCACATCCATCCTTAGATTACTAAATAGTTGTTGATTAACTATTTGAGTTGTCATTTGTTCCTCCTCAATTCTTTCTATGAATTTCTTTTTCTTTAACGACATGTATCCTAACTATCCTCCTCAGGAGTTTCTACTTCCAAGACAGGTACCTCTCCAGTAACAAAGTAATGCAAGTATTGTTCGGCTAGATTAACAGAGCCAGCTACCATTGCTTGTGGGCTAGCAAAATCAAGAACTAAAGGAACCATTTGCCAAGACGCACACTTGAGTGCAGTTTGGCGCATAATTCGTAACTCGTTTTCTGTTACTCCTAGTTTCCAGTTATCCTCACTTATAGTTATTGAGTCATCTGTTGAACTCTCTTGGACATCAGGCTTGGTGATATCCTCTAATGGTTTCCTTCTATCCTTCTCAGCACCTGCATCGTTTATGTTCTTAGCATCATTAGGAATCTCGATATCTGATACCTTCCAATACCAATTCCATGATACTCCACCATCAGTTCCATCTTTTTGTTCACCCCTTGTGACTGTTGCTGGATACTGACCCGGTGGGAAATCAAATTCAACTAAGTTTCCATCCTTATCACGCACCATGTAATCTGCTCTGATTACTTCCTGCATTTCACCGTACTTTGCTCTAGTATTAAAGGGATAGAATACAGGTATTTTCCACTTACCATCTTTAGTTTTTATTACCCTGTGATTGTCTCCATCGGGTTCTTTAATTGTGATCACCAGTAATTGTGGCTCACTGTTTTGTGGGAACGTCATAAGTTAACACCTCTTTTCTTTCTTGGTTTAAATAATTTATTTTCTTTTGCAGTTTCAATATCAACACGATAGAAATATCTGATCCCATTTGCTGTTTTCATTGACGGGATAGGGAAGTCATCATCAATCAGTCTTTGAAGTGATTTATGATGAAGTCCAAGAACATCTGCACTTTCTTTCACATTCAGAATTTCTGATTCGTGATTGCAGTTTTCACATAATATTTTCACTAATCATTCACCTCCATTTCTGCTAAATAATCTCTGCCTTTTTGTCTGAGAAATTCCCTCCCTTCTTCTGTGCCCCATAAAGAAGCAACAGCCTCTACTAAATCTGTATCAGCATCATAATTAAACATAGCTTTTTCTAGCAGTTCTTTCTGTGCATCAGTAAAATCTTTATTCATTGCACCATCAACTTCTATTTTCTGTTCTATAATTTCTCCATCTGGTGAGAAGGTAGTGAGCAAAGAATCTTCACTATCCAATTCCCAATTACCTTCCTGAGATTTTCTTTCTTCCATTTCATCTGGTGTTAAAAATCTTTTATTCATTGCTCACCACCTCATATGGGTCGCAGTCATGGCAACGTGTTGAGTCTTCTGCATCCAATACTCTCTCGCATTCAGGACACTGATGCTCGCTTATAAATCCCAATAAATCCCAATAAATCCCAATAAATCCCAAGACGTATGCTTTAGCTTGATCATCACTAGTAAAGTAACCATCTCTTTTGTTGGCATGACAGTCATCACATTTTTGTAAATCAGGTTGGAGACCTTCGTCATTAGACAAAATAAACCGCATATCGTGGCACTGATTACAAGTCATAACGGTACTCAAAGAATTTCTCCACTCTTTATATCTCTGGTCAATCTGTTCATTCATCCTGTCACCTCACCAACGAAATCTTCTTTAAGGATAATACCCGATATCTCACCACCGCAGTCGTAGCAGATATCTCTTATCCAATCAATATTGTCTGCAATGTTCCCTGTATTGGGGTCTTTCCATACAGGTTCCGAAACATTTTCACCACCACAGTCTGGACATACATAAATGTCATTCATTACTCACCTCTTTTCTATATACTTGTTTAATTTTTTCTGCCTTATTCATTAGTGTTTCGATTTCTGAGATGGTAGAAATCTCAAATGGAATCTGATCTTTCAACTCCTGAATTTCTCCAAGCAATCCCTCAGAATCTCCAAGCGAATCTTCTGTATCACTTAGCAAATCAAATACTGGTTGTGAATAATTACATTCAACATCAAGAAATTCATCAGTAGTTGATCTGAATTTCTCTAGCATCAGATACACCTCATGCGTGTGATAGTAAAGAACAGATAGTTCATCTCTTCTCTTTAGCATTGCACCTTTAATGCGCTTGATTGCATCAAGAGCAGACGGAATATCAGAACACTTATCATTACCTTGATTCATCTAATCAATCCCCTCTCCATTAAAATAACATTACCAACAATAAGCCTACCTAATCTTGCACTAGCATTTGGATTAGGTGGAAGTTTCTGCAATGTTCCTTCCTCATTCACAAGCATTACAAATTTATTATTGTATTTATTAGTGATGGGATCAGGCACATGCCAGATAGGTTCTATATATCCTTCAACATACTCTTGCATATGTTTGAAACTTAGTTCAGAAACTTTTACTTTCTCTTCTTCACCATCAACTGGAATATAAATAGCAGTTAGTTTTTTCATACGACACCATCCTCAATATATAGACATATACATCCTTGCACATGCGGTATAAACAGTTCACATTGACGACAGTAATTAAGATACTCTTTCCCATCAATCAGTAAGTTATGAAAGCTGCAGAAATAATATCTGGATTCACCATCCTCACATTCAGTGTAATGATTTTCAGTTGGTGGCTCTAACCACGATCTATCATCTGGAATAGGTATAGTCATGTGGTACCTCCTCATAAACTTGTCTTAATGATTCTTGAATATCCTCGCTATCTAAAACAGCAGCTAATCTTTTAGCTACTTCATAATGATCTTCTGTGGAATCATTATCATAATGTTCTAGCGCAAGTATCAACTGGTCAACTAATTCTCTATTCATTCTCAACCTCCTCAGGTTTATTCATCGATTCAGATACCAATTCCAATTGCTTTGCATACATCTCCAACATAGCCCATTCGTAAGATGGAGTTTGATATTCCTGATCTTCAGATTGATCATTGGATATAGATTCGTTCATCATAAATTGCCTCCTCAAACAATAATATTTTCTTAATAATAACAGCTAAGTATCAAATGTTCAACTAAGTTTGTTTCCATGTTTGATTAGTATATGTCATATCTTTTGTGTTGCTACTAATAACTTTGACACGATCTCTTTTATAGGTATTCAAAATAAAATTTCTGATTTCCTTTTCCAAATTCTGCTCAGTTAGTTCACCTGTCTCATCTTCCAAAATTGAAATATCAAATGTGTATCTGCTAACTAAATAATTAAACATAATTCTCTCCCAACATAATGCCTCCTGTTGTAATTAAAAGTTTTCTTGTAATATTTTTTCCATTTCCTCTAATGATGCTTGGCTTTTCAATGCCTCAACTACTTTGGGTTCCTCTAATGCCAAAGCTGGATCAATTAAATGCTCCATACAGATTGATATATACTCAAATTCAGTCATTGTTTAATGCCTCCTGTATTAAGTTTTAAGGGGGGAGTTATCCCCCCTCTATACTTAATAACCTCTATTACTTTTTTCAATTGCGTAAACGTCTTGAATAGTTTGTGTATCATCCCAATATAAATCTCTTTCTATTGGACATCCAAGAATGTTGATAGATTCTAATTCATCTAGTGATGTATATCCATACTCCCCGTCTCTCATTTGTTCCCAAGTTAAATTGTTGTGAACAATTCCGAAAAAGGTTTTTGTTTCTGGATTGTATTCTGTAAAGTACCAATTCCAGTCTGAGAATGGATGAAAATATTTTACATATACTCTCATTGGTTGATCTGGATTTTCCATTGTCCATTTATCTGCTGGAATTTTTTTCTCAATTGCTTTGGTTAATAGTTTCATTGTTACACCTCCTCAGGTAGTTTTAATATTTGTCTTATGAACATATGCGCCTCTTGTAATGGATCAACTAAACCATCGTGCCCATATATAAAATTATGTAGTGCATCATGTACATATTTTAATTTTCTAGCTTTAGAAATTGTGTTTGGATCTTCACCAATAAATAAAGGTAATTTCTTAGGGATCTGATAATCTTGTAATTTGCTCTGATCTGTTAATTTAATTCTCATTTAATGCCTCCTAGATTAAACGTAGAGGGGGAAGTAATCCCCCCTCTATAGATAGATATTAATATTCTTTAATGCGTTGTTGTCTTGCTATTTCATACAGGATATTTTGAATAGTGCGTGTTGTGAAAAACAATTCTTTCTTACTTGATCTGTATGAGAATTCATGTCCATTATTGGTAACTAGTCTTGCGCCTTCAGCTCCAATATTTAATTGTGCTTTAATATCAACATCAAAATTATCTTTGATAACTAAATTTAAGTATTTAATTTGATCTTGTAAGTCTGATTCTGTTATAGATATTCTCATCTTAATAATTCCCTCCTAAACTTAATGCGAGATTTTCAAAATATGCGTCCTCTTGTGCTCTCTCATATTCTGAATCATTACGTGAAGTATCAGAACAATTAATACAAGAAACTTTTTTCATATCTGGATAGTATAGAACGTCATCATGCTTATTAATCTGCTGTCTGCAGTGCATACAGGCATTGTTAAAACGTGTTCTAATCCAGCGTGGCTGTTTGGTTGATCTCATTTGTGACACCTCCTCAGGTGTTAAAGGGGGGAAGTAATCCCCCCTGATTAATTAATGTGTAACGATTGATAAAACGATTGATAAAGAAACAATTATTAAGCAGATAAATGTTGTCATTAATATTGCATCCAGTCAAAAATATTATTTGAAATTTGTGACGTTATTTGAGAATTCTCAGTCTCAACTACTAAAATTTCCTCATCATTATCATCGAGAAAATTATCACAAATTGCGCATTTCTTATAATCCCCAAACATGACTGTAAATTGATGTTTGCAAATATCCATTCTGTTACCTCCTACGGTATGAATTAAGAGCAGTTTTAACACTTGCTCAGGTGCACTAATTACTTGATTGGAAATAATGCTTTCATTCCAGAAGTTCCAGAATTTTTGGAAACTTTCGGAGACTTTTTAACGACTTTCCGTACTACGGTTTTATTGCCAATTTTGTTTACCTGACATTGGCAAAATAGTCTTGCAGTTTTGCGAGTTCTTACTTTGGTAATGACCTCTTTACCCTCTTTAATTTCAACTTTGTTCATTATCTGAATAGTCATTACTGGAGTGGCTTTCTCGCCTTTTTTAATGTTAAAGCCCTGCACGTTCCATCTGGATATCGTAAAGACTGATTGATATGCCTTATGTCCACACTTGCTAAAAGCTGCATTTACAATTTCGGTATTTTTTGCGCTCCTAGTCTTGAATTCTTTTGCAGTCTTAGCAGTTAACTTTGGCTGCTTAATACTCCTGTATTTAACTGCGTTTGTAGCACCTGCTTTAGATTGTTTCTTTACTACTTTAATAGTAGTCATTTTATACCTCCTCTAAGGTAATTATTATTATTTGTTAGTATCTAGATTGAAACTAACTACTCCTAAAGTAAATCATAGTAAGTTACTATTTGTCAACTAGTAAAATGCTATTAAATACTTAAAATATAGCAATTTTTCAGCAGCTCGGGATTTTTCAAGACTGTAAACACCTGTAATACCCAAAAACTGGAATTTTTTCAGAATTTGAGAAATTGATTGAAAATAACTGATATTGATACCCTTTTAATACTGTAGTGATATGATCTGAACAAAAGCAATCATACCTATATAAAAAACAGTCATTAAATTGAATCGCGCACGTGCACGCATACAGACAGCTCCAGCCCTGTATTGTGGGGCGCAGAGGGTTCTGGCTATCCTATATACTTCCCCACTGGCAAAAAAAGCAACGCAAAGCCACTACGATCCCCCCCACAAGGAGCAACACCAACAAGTAGTAACAGCAACAACGGCAATACGGATAACAAGCCAGCACACCTTAACAATGCCAAAAACGAATAAAAGATACCTATCTACATTCAGAAATTACAAAAGGGTATAGGTACTTGGAAGACATAGAAGTAAGTAGGTAGTTGATGTACAGTCAGTAACAGTTTCAGTTAAGGGAATCCCAGTACTGTACTGTACTACTGTAATCTGTAATACTGAAATATATTAATATTATTGTACTGTATTACTGTAGTACTGTACTGACCATTTTAAAAAATAAATTAAATTTGTCAAGTTATTAGGGTCGGGCTAGCGATATTGAGCGTGTCATCTGGTGTATTATGAAAAACTATATGTCTTGATTAGAGAAGAATACTTACCCGACCCGCTTGGATTATACACAAAAAAAAGAACTCGTCCAGTAAGAGCAGCAAACTAAACGAGTTCAATATGATTCATTGATACTGAGGAGGCATAAATGAATATACGAAGGATAACATATTTTACAAGGAGAAATCCAGTTTAGTTCAGATCAGACTTTATTGGAGGTGGTCGAAGCGGAGACAGAGTACCGCAATCTGATTACCTCTCCTTGAGGGGTCATGCTACCATAGGGTTATGCAAATGTTGTCGAAAATTTGTCCGAGATGTAAAAAACGTGCAAAAAAAGATTTAGATGGTTTTAGTTGTATTACATGTGGATGGACTGAATATATAATTAACAAAACTCCTAAAAGAGTTAGAGGTAGTGTTCCGTATATAGATAAGCACTATCTGCCGTATGGAGGAGTAGACCCGGAATACAGGCAAGCACAGACGTTACTTATAACTTTTCTGTATCAAACAAAAAAGAATCTAGATAGGATTGCTTACTTTATGGACTGTCCTCTGGATGACTGTGATAAGTTGACGATTTCAAAGAAGTCTTGCGAATATTCTTTGCGAAAGCGGGATGAGAAGTACTTTCGTTTTCTTTGCAATGCTAAACATTTATGGTATCTTGTTGTGCTAAATGGCGAACCACTCTACTGGCTTAGTTGTGATCTGGAGGTTAGAATGCCAAAAGGTATTGGAACATACGGTACAAAAAGAGGACGTCCACCTAAGAAAAAGAAAATGAAAAATGGCAAGAAGTATTAAATGCCTCGTAAAAAAAAGACGGAGTACTCTCGCTCAATTGTAAAAGGGCAAGACCCAGAAGATGTTGTTCTGAGACAAGACTTGTTTCTTGAGTCTTACTCTAGACTCGGTAGTATCCGTGCTGTCGTAGAGGAAATTAAAATTTCACGATCTACTTATTATGAATGGCAGAAAAATGATAAGTACGGTTTCGCTGAAAGATTTGAAACTGCTAAACATGAGTTCAGAGAAATGCTGCAGGATATGGCTGTTAATCGAGTTAAGGAGCAGAAAGCTAGTGCTAACCCTTTATTACTCATTACCCTGCTGAATGCACACTGGTCTGAAAAATATAAACCACGAGATAGCGGAGCTGACGAGACTGCTAAAGAAACACTTAAAGAATTAAGAGATAAATTTAAATTTGTTACACGAACTGAAGAAGAAGTCGAAGACTCTAAAACAGCTCTGCAACAAGCTAAAGATGTAATCGAGGGCAAGAAATCTGATTAAGAAGTGGCAACACAAACTCCTGTAATAGATGAAATAACTGACGCATTTTATGAAACGGTGGACTTCTCTCCTACCGATTTGCAGAAACCTATACTCGCTTCAAGGAAACGTTTCGTACTCGTTGCAGGCGGTGAACAAGCGGGTAAGAGCATGGTAGCTTCTAAGTACCTCCTATCAAGATTTTTGGAATCGGATAAAGAAGGACTCTACTGGCTGGTAGCTGCTGACTACGAAAGAACCAGAGCTGAATTTGAATACCTAGTGCAAGACTTTGCTACGCTTGGATTACTTGATACAGCTTCTAAACGTGTTGATCCCGGTAGAATCATTCTCGCTGATGGAACCAGAATAGAAACTAAGTCTGCTAAAGACCCAAGAACATTAGCAATGCGTGCGCCAGACGGTATTATAGGGTGCGAGGCATCACAGCTAGACCTTGAAACCTTTCATAGATTGCGTGGTAGGTGCGCTCCTAAACGTGGTTGGATGTTTTTATCAGGTACCTTTGAAGGATCACTCGGATGGTATCCTCAAATGTTTCAGTCGTGGCAGCACTCCTCTTCAAAAGACGAACAATCGTTCTCTTTACCTAGCTATTCTAATCAGTATCTTTATCCTGGAGGTAGAGATGATCCTGAAATTTTGGCACTGGAGAAGGCAAGCTCCGATGATTTCTTTATGGAGAGGATCGAGGGAATCCCATCACCACCGAGCGGAATGGTGTTCTCTGAAATTAGACCAGATATTCATGTGCAAGATGTGGAGTATGTACCCGATGAACCAGTACATATCTGGATTGATCCTGGTTACTCAGAAGCATACGCCTGTGAAATAGTTCAAATTGTAAATGATCAGGTAAGAGTTATAGATGAAATTTATGAACGTGATCTGGTTACAGATGAAATGATTGATATTGCACAATCTCGCCCTTGGTGGAAAGACGCAAGGTTTGGTGTAATTGATATTGCAGGATATCAGCATCAGGCTATGGCTGCACCAGCAGAAGTCTGGATGAACAGAACTGGTATTTATTTTGATTCACAAAAAATAAGAATTAATGAAGGAACAGAAAGATTGAAGTCTTTCTTGAAGACTGATCCTGTAAATCAGAGAGAACCTCGCATTGTTTTTAATCCAAAATGCAAAGGTATCCTTTCTGAGTTCGGTGTGCAGCCAAATCCATTTGATGGACAAACCCGTGCGTACAGGTGGAAAATGGATCGTGATGGAAATGTAGTTGGCGAAACTCCGCAAGATCAGTATAATCATGGCGTTAAAGCTGTGATTTATGGACTTATAAATCGGTACGGTTACGGCTATGTTACCGAAAGTAATACAATTAAAGTAAGGCGTTGGTAATGGCAAACTATACACCAGAAGAAATTACTTCTCTTGTTGATAATCACTATGATATAACTGAACCCCTACGTACCCGTATGGATGATGACCATAAACTTTATCGCTTAGAAGAGTTTGATGCGGGTGAAGGCTATCAGGCTTATACATCTAATGAGCCACAAGTTTATGCAGATAAGTTAATTTCGTGGATGACTACCGCAGAGATGGTAGTTAGAGTTCCATATAATAATTCGGAACGAGAACAGCGGGAAAACAATGACGCAAAAGAAAGATTCCTTATTGGAGTCTTGAAAGCTGCTGATGACAGATTAACTGCAAAATTTCAACCAGAAATTAGGCAACAGATTGCATGGTATACCTGTCTACGTGGATGGTATGCGGGTCGTGCATTGTTAGTCAAAGATGATGATGGTGAGACTTATGTAGATATTCAGCCTTGGGACCCAATGCACACTTATTGGGCTGAAGGTAAACACGGACTTTCTTGGGCTTGCTATAAAACATTGAAGACTCCTTCTGAAATTAAGGCTATTTGGGATGTTGAGGTAAAGGGAGAAGGGGCTGAACTTGATGACGATGAAGCAATTAATGTTTATGACTTCTATGACTCAGAAGATAATATAGTCTGTACCGATGAAGTAATTTTAAAACGTGCAACTAAGCACGGATCAGGTAAAGTTCCTGTATTCTTAGGTCCAGTAGGCGCAAATCCTATGGTTCAATCAATTGCTGATACGAGAAATCAAGATACTATAGAAGATTACGGTGAATCCTGTTTTAAATCATCTAGAGATTTGTATCAGAAACATAACTTTATGATGTCAGTTATGCTAGAGCTTACCGCTCGCTCCCGTAGACAAGGGCTTAAGGTAAAATCCAGAGATGGAACTAAGACTTTAGAGGAAGACCCATTCAAAGAGGGTTCAGAAATTGCACTCGGTCAGGGTGAGGACGTTGAACCACTTGGTTTGCTTGAAATGGCACGAGAATCTGGTGTATTCATGGGTCTTGTTGCTGGTGAGATGCAAAGAGGTGGATTGCCACATTCAATCTACGGACAATTAGAGTTTCAATTATCTGGTTTTGCTATTAATACCCTTAGACAAGGTGTTGAAACCATATTAAGTCCTAGACTCAGAGCATTGGAACGTGCATATCGAACTATATTCCACTTGATTTGTGATCAGTATATTACTGGTGCATTTAAATCTATGGAATTATCAGGGCAAGATCAGAATAGAATGTATTTCAGAGAAGAAATTACACCAGAAATGATTAAAGATGCTGGTGATGTTGAAATTACATTGATTGGTCAACTGCCACAAGATGATATGGGTAAGATGAGCATGGCTCAGATAGCAAGAGAAGGTAATACTCCGTTACTCTCAGATACATTTATTAGAGATAATATCTTAGGACTGCAATCTGCTGATGCAATGGAAGATTCTATTAATACACAGATGGCAGAAAGAACTTTGCCAGAAGCACAGATATGGACTTTACTTCAAGCTGCAATTAGGCAGGGAAGGCAAGACTTAGCTGACTTCTATCAGGGTGAACTTGCTCGTGTGTATATGATGAAGGCGATGGAACAGGCGCAAATGATGTCTGCTCCACCACCAGGTGCACAAGGTCCACCACCAGGAGCACCACCAGGAGCACCACCACCACCACCACCTAATGGAGCAGGACCGACTTTCGCTCCAGAAGTAATGCCTAATGCTGGATTAGGAGTTCCTCCTCCAGCACCAGTCGCAACACCAGGACCCGCAGTTCCACCAGGAACTCCACGACCAGGAGCACAAAATACTGAATCAAGACTAGCAAATATCGGAATGATACCGCCTACGAATGGAGGCTAATTATGGCTAATGGATATATAACACCTGAAGACTTTGGGGATTTGGGTGTACCAGGTTCTCAGTTTGGACAATTCACTCCACCATCTCCTGTATCACCGCCTCGTCAGATGACACTTAGTGAATACGTTACAATGATGCAGCAGAACAGAAGATCGCCTCAAGATATCTTATTCGATGAGATAGTTGATCAACCTTGGCTAATAAAAGGTGGACCTCAAGGACCTCAAGCACCAGTAAGACCTCCTACTCTGGCAGATGCACAAGCAATTCTTGCATCAGGCGGAGCCTTCCCAAATCAAACATTTGAACGTATGCCTACTGCTGTTGACCCAAGAGCAGGAGGTATAGCAACACAGACTGCTGCTGAAATAGCTAATATATTAGGTTCAACAATGGGAGCACCTGTAACTCCTCCTCGTCCTATTCCAGACATGACAGGACAACAAGCGTATGGAGTTTTGGGAGTTGGGCGTGACTTAGGGGTTGGAAAACCAGCTATTGATCCGTCAGCATAT